CATTCATTGAACGGCTCTGGGAGTTAGGTGTAAATGATGATGAACCAGATGTGCTAGAAGGCTTTAGCTGACCACCTGCTCCCTGTGTTGATGGAGCGTTCTTAACACTACGTATAAATCTGGTGGGAACATTAGTGCTAGTTGGCTTCATCTGTCCGCCAGCACCTAGTGAGGCTCTTGCTGAACCTGTTCCTGATCTATACTCGGCACCTTTGACATGTGCGGTTGTGCCTCTTAGATTTACACGGCTTCTTGATGGCTTAGCAGACTGTTGATAACCAGACTGTGCTGTGTCCATATGCTGGGTTGCTGCTACTGTAACAGCATCTTCCTTAACAGGCTTAACCTTGTTTACGTTAGTACCACCCTGCTTTGAGTTCTTATAGGTATTATCTTTCTCATCATTCTTAGTAGTGGTTTGTTTAGGCTTACCACCATAAAACTGTGCATTAGGATTTACACGACCATCACGAGTGAATGGATGTCCAACTGATGCCCAACCTTCATTGGTTTGTTTTGTTGTATCGGCATGTTGGATCAAATGCTTTTCAGCATCTTCTCTTGTCTTGTGACGCATACGAACGCTTTGAGTTTTACCGGCTTTTACTCGTCTGGTTATAAACTCTCCGTAAGAAGGCATAATTCTTCCGATATTTTTACCTGTTTCAGGATGATTAAAACCGTATTTTTCATCCTTAGACTTATATGCTTCTTGATAGATACCACGATCCGCACCTGTTGGCATAGCGTCTGGTGTAGGTTTCTTTTCCACTAGTGGTTTCTCCGTATAGCTTCTGATGCCATAACCTTGCTCTTTTACTGATCGTCTCTTTTGAGCAAGAGGAGAGGCATCTGTTAATCCTTCGGCATCTACTGTGCCACCTTTGTTGTCGTATTCACCAAGTTCGTTTAGTTTACCTTTTCTATACTTATCAAAATTAGCTTGTAAAGGATGCTTTGCTTCTTTGACAATAGGAGACTTTTCCATCTTCTTAATTTTTTCATAGTAATCAGGTCTCTCATTGATATGATCTCTAGCAATCTCTGCCGCCTGCTTAGAACTTGTGGTATGTTCTTTCTCAACTTTAGTACCAGCAACAATCTTCTTTGCAATAGTAGCAAGAGGAAGATTCCATTTTTTGGCTAGCTGTTGTGCGGAAGGTGTCGCAACACCTGACATACCTTTTTTCAAAGTCTTAATCCTTATTTAGGTAAGGTAATAGAATACCGTTTTCGTTTAGGTGTGTTATTTCACCACCTTTATTAGCATACTTACCTGAACCAACATACACTAGACCTAAATCTTTAGCTTCTTCGGCAACTGTCTTTTTCTTGGCTGCCTTAGCTGGCGGCGCTGATTTCTTTTGCTTCATCTTTTCTAGTGCGATCTTCTTATCCATCATCTTGGATTCGTGATCTTGACTAGTCTTTTCAGACTTACTTGGACCTTGATCTGGCCCAGCAATCTTATCAACTTCTTTTTGTGTTACTGCCTGTGCGATTTGTTGCTGGGCACCAAATGCAATCTGGTTCTGCATATCCTGTTGCTGTTGAACAGCCATGGCTTCGGCATTAGCCTGATCAATCTGTGCCTGTATCTGACCTTCTTCCTGCATTTGAGCATTGATTTCCTCAATGTCATCATCTGTCTGCTGGAGAATGTTCTTACGAACCCACATTACAGAATAATACTTACCAACAAATGGATCAACCTTAGCAAGAGTATCAAGACGGATGTTTAATAGTTCTGCATCCTTGATTTCATCAAAACTATTGTCTTTCTTATAGTCGTACCAGATATCTTCTTTAAACTCTTTCCATTCCTCTTCGGTACAAATTCTTTTAAGAACTAGCTGAACACGAAGAAGGTCATCGAATAGTGTAGAGAACTTATTGCGAAGTCTGGTAACAAACTTGTTAAACTTGATTTCGTCACGATTGATTTCGGTTGTTCTACCTAGAGAGAAGCCTTGCTGTGCTTCCATACGACCAATTGGAACGTTTAGTGATCTGTATAGCTTACTCTGGAAATACTTAACGTCTTCCATTTCACCTAGGTTACGTGCGCCTTCTAGTGTAGAGATTTCTGTACCTTTGGAACCTTCACGGCGTGGTAGCCAGAAGTCCTCTAGCATTGATAGGTGCTTGCGGTCATCCTTGATTTCACCAGTATTGGAATCGTAAACTAGCTTGTTACGATACTTGACCATGATATCACGGACATACTGTTCCGCTTTAACTGTAGGCATGTTACCAACGTCAATATAGAATACACGGCGCTCTGGTGCACGAGATAGACGATAGATAACGGTAGCATCTTCAACCATTCTTAGATTGTTGAATGGCTTGATTGCTTTGTGCAGATAGGAAAGCACCATGGTCTGCTTTGGATCCATGATACCCGAATTGACATTAACAATCGAATCAACTGCGATCTTTGCGCCTAGATTAGTGCCAGCACCAATCATTCCCTTTTCGTTATAGAGATAATATTCGATTGTCTTTTTGATTAGTTCGACGCCAGTATTTGGATCACGCATCTTTTGGATTTCACGGATCTTACGAATACGGCGAGGGTCGATATACTTTAGTTCCTGAATACCTAATGCAGGACTAGTTTCATCGATAACAATGTGATAGTATATTCTACCATCGATATACCAACGACGGAAGATATCATGACCCATGTTACCAAAGTTTAGTAGTTTAAGGATATATTCAAATTCTTCTTCGATCTTCTTTTTGATCTGAGCAGGAGCCTTGACTTCATCCATATTGATTTCAACGGATGTGCCAGAGTCCTCAACCACGATAGCTTCATTAACGATTTCGTCAAGAGCAGTTTCCATTTCAGGCTGAATAGCTAGTTCACGATACTTGGTGATTAGCTGTGTTTCGTTTCTGAATGTACCATCTAGATCAACATATGTGCCATAGTAACCAGCGCCAGCAACCGTAACGGCGCCATCGTCAGATTGCGGTACAGCAAATGATTTTTGTAGTGGTCGGCCTTGTTGATCAACTTTATCTTGATCGTCAGTGCCGATTTGAAAGCCAAAAAAGCGAATGGTCCCTACTCCTTAAACATGATGAAAATCCATGGGACCGAAGCCCCATGGATCCTATTAGTATATATTAAGCACCAGAAATGTCTGTAGAACCGTCGAGTGATTCCCACCACTGATAGGCGAGTGTCACACCAAATTCTTCGATCTGGTCACCCATTGACCAATCTAGGTCAATAGCAGCAACGTCAGTTGGGAAACAACCAACCATCTTATACATCTTAATGACGTTACCGGCCTTACCAAACTGAGTGATAAGAGCGTCAGCCTGATATGAAGCTGCTGATAGAGCGGCTGGGCTACGAAGGTTACCAACGTGTGAGTTGATAGCATTTAGCCAAGTCTCAAGATTACGACGAGCCACAAAGTTTTCATCATTGATGATTGTGAATGACCAGTCTGGGAAGGTACGGGTACCTGCAATCTTAATCTCACGACCAAAGTATGGAACAACGATATGAGAAATTCCATCACCTGGTAGAGATGTTGCTCTAACACGGAAGATGATGTCGTTTGTCAATGGCGCTGCACCAAGGATTGGTGGCAAGGTCATTACAACCTCGAATAAACTTGGGCGGGCGCCGTCGTTTACCAGGGTTGCTCTGAATTGATTGACATTAAAAGCCATTTGTGTTTTCTCCTTTTCCTTTATTTATTAGAACTTGCCAACAATTTCGGAGAAGGCAACACCGGTTCTGACAGCAACGAAGTTCAACTGTATGAAGTTGATTGAACGTGCTGGCTTAATGTAGATGTCCCCGACGAATTGGTTGCTATCAATGACTTGCTGAGTATTGTTTGTTTCATCACAAACTACCTTGAAGTCATAGATGCCACGACGGCCTTTAACATCACGTAGGAATGGTTCTACTAGAGCAACGAACTGTGAACGTGTGAACTCATCGTTGAACTCGAATAGTGAATACTTTGCTGCCTTTGCAATTGACTTCTCAAGAACAATGAACAGACGACGAACGTTAATACGGTCGAAGGCTGATGGCTTAGCAAGTAGTGTCTTATCACCATATAGAACAGTGCCTTCACCCTTGAAGGTTACAACAGGGTTAATGCCGTTCTTATATAGATTGTCTCTGTCTGCCTTTGTTGGCATCCATGATAGTTTGGTTACATTCTTAACCTGACCACGATTTAGACCTGCTGGTGAGAACCATGCATCTCTTGTCTGGTCGGTACGGGCACATAGACCGGCCATGTCGCCGTTTAGAGGAACCATACGATAAACATTGTTATACTTATCGAACTGCTTCTTCCAACCAGAATCCATGAAGGCATATGAGGTTGAACCGTAGAAGTTACGTGTAGCGATTGACTTAGTAACCTCTGAACCTGGCTGGTTAACAACGTCTGTGTATTGTGGTGAAACGAATACAACTACGTCGCCACGACCATATGTACCACCAGGAGCAGCAATGTTATCGATAACATACTTACATACGGTATTTGAAGCACCACCAGTCATGATTAGTGAGGTGTCATAAGCGTCGGTATCTGAGAATAGAACGTATGAGTTCTGTAGATTACCGTCAGTTGGTGAAGATAGAACACCACCAGCTAGTGTAATGTTGAATGAAGCATTACCCTGTGTGAATGATGTTCCCTGTGCTGTATTGCCCCATGTTGCTGTCTGAACAACAGGAACAGTGTTATTGGCAATAGCGTTGTTAATTGGCCATACGTATGCTGATTTGTCAGCTATAACGTTGACCCAGTAGTTAGATGAACCGTCATCGTTCTTGGCATCAACAGCCTTAGAAACGTTTGAATACTTTTCTAGAACGGCATTAGCGATACCAGCGGTGAAATAACCGAGGGTATCTAGAACGATAATGTGCATTTCGTCGTTGGCACCGCCACGATCTTGTGCATACTTTGATGTGCCTGGAGGACCATCGAACTGTGCTGCCTGTTCCCAATTGGTCCAGTCTGCGTTGGTTGATGAAATGCCAGCGTTAGCGAACATGCAAACACGGATACCGTTACCAAGGGTACCTGCATAACGACCAGCAAACATACCATAGGTTGGGCTGTTTGTGCTGAATACGTCCCAGTTTAGGTCCCAGTCATCACGGTTCTTAATAATAGCTGCTGTGTTACCAGAGGTAGCGTTTTTGGCACCGGCTGTATTTGCTGAACGAACTACTCGTAGGTTATCACCATAAGCTAGGAAGTTAGCTGCGGTGAAGAATGAAACTGCTGTATTATCTGAAGGCTTACCGAACCAGCGAACTAGTTCAACTTCATTAGCAATTGTCACAACCTGGTCAATAGGACCCCAATCAAAGTTTCCGGCAAACGCCCCTTCTGTAGTCGAAACGGCGGGAACTACGGTCGTAAGGTCAATTTCTGACCAAGCCACGCCTGGGGAAAGTTGATATACCATCTTTTACTCCTTTATAGGTTGGAATGGTGTAAAATCCATTTCAAACCTTATTTATCGTTTTCTTGTTTTTCAGAACTATAGTCTGCTACCCCAAGCATAGTTTAGATCGTCAAATGGATATAGCTGCTCTCTTTCACGGACCCATCGATCACCGGCGGCATCAATTTCAGTGTCATGAGGACTATCGATTCCGTTATCAATAAATCCAAAAGGCACATTTTCTACATCTTCCAGATATGACAACTCTTTCTGTAGAACGTAGCGAATATCGTTAGAAACGGTCTCTTTGAATAGCTTTTGGGCGGTCAACCAGCCAAAGTGAACCAGTGTCATGGCCAAATCGTCATTAGAACCTTCTTCCGCCTTGAAGGTCTTTTTGTCTGCGGAGAATGAGAATAACTCGGTAATGGTATCTTCATCGTTTAGTATTAGCTTATCACTTTCCACCAGCGTCTTGAGGTTAGCACAACCGATCATTTTGGACTGTGCTGTGATCTTTAGACCAAAGGCTAGCTTGTTCTTACCAGCGGCGAAACCACCTGACCACTGGGTACCTTGCTTACCTTTTTGCTGGAACTTTAGCAGATTTTCATAGTTCAATTCATAATGTAGAATATCTGCTACCTGTAGACCAATAGAGTTAATCTCAATTAGAACGAAAGCCTCGTTATACCTCTTGGCAGCCGAATAGATGACTGCTGGTAGTAGCATGGGGCTAATTTCGTTGTTTCTATATTTAGCTACCTGACGGTACGGTACCTCACTAACGTCAAAGATAGAGAAGGTGGAATAGTCGAGACCTTGACCTTCGGCCACGTCCGCACATAGCACATAGGTATGCTTTGGTACTGCTTGCTCAAAGATATCCATACATTCGTTACGTGCAACAGGCTCTTTCCAGTGTAGAGAGGCTAGCTTGGCACCGTTGATTAGTGTGTTAGATGAACCTAAGAACTCACAACCAAATTCTTGGTCGAACTGTCTTTGGCTGGTGTTTCTAATGGTTTCTTCTGCCCACTTGGCATCACGACCAGGTACCATCGACCAATGGATCTCAATAGGAATATAGGTGCTGGTCTTTTCAACCGCTTTAGTCCACATCTTATAGAACAGGTTCATACCGTTAGGAGTAGAAACGATAACAACCTTAGAAGTTTTACCAGATGAAATGGTAGGATATGTTGAGTTAAAGAACTCTTCCGCAATATTGTTGGGAACGAACGCAACCTCGTCCAGAAAGATTAGGTTGAACGAGAAACCACGGACAGAGGAACCTGAGGTGGAATCTGCTAGAACTCTCGAACCATTAGCAAGATAGATAGAACCCTTGTTCCACTCTTTGATACCTTGCTT